CACCAACTTCTGCTTTCCCACAGATGAGTTTTTTATCATTGTCTAATGGATTGCCAAACTTGTCCCAATTGAAGTTATGAAGATTACAATGAATGTTTTGTACGATCTCACCGGGGTGATGAAGTGGGTACATTCTATGCGGACAATTCTTTCTAAATAAACGAACCTCATAGAAATATTTGTTTAGTATATAGTCCGGCAATACATAGTTACCGTCATCTAGAACAGAAATGTGAGACAATACGAGAGGAACTTTACTTTTAAACATGATAAAATTTAGAATAAACTTGCCGACGATACATACCAGTTCTTTTATTGTACAAATGTAATCCATCAAAATAAAATTTGTATAAAGAAGAATTTTTCTTGTTAATAAGAAAATTATCTCTTAAACTCAAATAGATTGACTGACTCTTCGGCGATTTAAATACAAGAGGTCTCTTTAAATTATAAATTATTTCATCTTTGTTTTCAATATTATTGAAAGTTAAAAAATGTCTTTTCAATACATGCATTTGTTTTATAAGAATAAATGGATAGTGATGATCCCAATAAAAGTTAATTCTATCAGAATTTTCAAAGGTGTATTTATTCCCATAATCATAAATTACAGTATCACTGAAACGAAATCCAAACGAATCATTTCCGTTATCATCTTGAAAGAACACATACGGCTTTTCTCTTCCTAAGATAATAGCTACTTTTTTATCTTTAAGCTCTTTAGGAACAATGTATTTATCTATGTCTCTCCAAAACCAATTGTGAGGACTATATCGCGTGCCAATTACATCAACCCAATTATTGCCGTAATTATAAATGGAAAAATTTTCAGGCTTGTCGAAAAGAGAAGTGTAATCGCATACTTGTGTTATATGCTCTAACCCTAGATGTTTTAAGTAGGGAAATGCATTGTGATAGAGTTCTCCATTATGGTTTTCATCTACACCTCGAGTAGAATCTTGACCAAACGCTCCAACAATAACTATCTTATCTAACTTAATATTATTATTAACATAAGTCTCTAAGATATTTGTCGAATCAGCTCCTCCGCTATAGCACAATATCACATAATCATATTCGTCGCGAATACGCTGTGCTTGTTGCTTATAGTGATGTTCTAAAGTGCCGATTGGTTCTATAGTCCAATCGATAGAAGAAAACGCTTCATCGAAGTAATATAGTTTATAATCTTTTTTATTTTTTAAGCTATACTCGTGCGCGTCTATCTTAGATGAGAATTTATTGCCATCGTCAAAATAATACATAATTTATTCAGGTGTGATTAAACCTTTTTCTACTAATACTTCTGCAACTAAATCTTTAGTAGATTGTATCTGAAGCTCACGCATAAGTTGCTGTTCTAAGCTATTGCTGTATTCCATCAGTGCAGCCATTTCTTTTTCTCTTTTCTTTTCTTCGTATTCCTGCACGGAATATTGACCACTTTCTCCAACTTGTGGAACAAAAACTTTTCTGTCTTTTTCTAACCAAATAGGAATTGGCGCATAAGGATACAGAAAATCTTTTAGATCCATTCCTTCTGTTGGAAGAGGTGTCCCGACAATTATATCTTCTCGACCCGGTGAAGAAAACTTAACCGTCATTTGATTTTGCTCTTCTATAACTTCTAAAAGTTCAAAAGTGTAGTCTATCATTTAAAAACTCCTGTTACCTAGTATCCAAAGTGTTGCTGTTTTTCTTATCCCACTGATCACTGGTGTTACTCGATGTTGCACAAAAGAAGGAAAGGCTATAACATCGCCTTTATTCATTTTCATTTCACCAATACCTTCTAGTTCTAGAACTCCACCAGTATATTCAGTTGGATCCGACAACATACATATAACCGATATCTTCCTAATATTAGGATTGAGTGTTAATATAGATGTGTCGGAATGCCATTTATAATGTTGATTCTCTTTATATATTCCAATTTGTAAAACTTCAGGAGAATGAACACCAAAATTCCACCCTGCCTGTGAATTGGATGCCAATCCAATATTAAACATTATTCCGCAAAACCAATGCAAAGCATCAAACATAATTATATCAGTATTTCTAACCTGATCGTCATAGTTTATATCATTTATATGGCCAAAGCCACCTTTTATCACTTTGTTTTGTACTATAGCATCTTCTATTTCTTGATCTAAACATTTTAATATACTCAATGGCACAAAACTTCGTATCTTACTATTCCAAAACCAATTTTGCGGCAATAATTTAGATTCATTCTCAACATTTTCGCTCATATTTAATTATCCTTGAGGTCCATAAATTGTACCATTGTTCGTAACCGTCTGTGAAAGTTTGCTTGTTCCAGTAATAGCATAACCAGCAGCGCCTCCAGATCCTAGAGGATAACCGCTCTGTTGTTGTATAAGTCCATTAGTGCTAGGATACCAACCACTAGCACTTCCATTAGTAGGAGCATACATAACACCAGACGGACCATTCCAATAACCTTGGCTGCCACTTCCACCAGAAGCACCTCGAGCTCCTCCAGAACCTCCTTGACCACCTGAACCAATATAATAGTTGCTAATATTAACTGTATAGCCGTAGTCGCCAATACCACCACCCCCTCCAGCAGTAGTAGAACCATTGCCACCAGCTGAACCGGTGCTAAGATAGTTATAATAGGGGTTGTTGCCTGCACCACCTAATGGACCACCACCGCCATACGAAGTGCCGCCGCCCGAGCCTCCACCTCCTCCTCCACCTCTATAAGCAGTAGTGCCAGTTATTGTAGTTCGATAACTATCATAGTTATAACCAATTACGGCTTGACCTTGTCCGCCTCCACCTCCGCCTCCAGCTATAATTCCACCGCTATTGTTAGTTACTCTTATATTTGAATAAGATGCAGGAGCTAAATTTATAGCATGATTACCAGCTCCACCGTTTGGGCTGCCTCCACCTCCACCAGCTCCTTGTATAGTCCCAGAATTATTAATATGAACAGTATCAGCTGACGCAAATCCGGTTATTGTAAGAGAACTATTTCCGCCAGAGGAACTTATCGTAACCCCTGAGTTAACATTTATTGTAAGATCAGTCCATCCAGATGAATATCCACTGACTGAAGAAGTTTGAATATTAACGTTAGATGTGGATGCGCTATAAGTAATAGATGTTGTGAATCTCTTAGAAGCATTATAAAAAGAACCTAAAGATATAGCGCCAGAAGCTGCTACTGGACCATTGTGAGGACCAACATATGTGCCACCACGATAATATTGGCTCAAGCTAGCTGTAGAAGTTGTAAGACTTCTAAACTCATTAGAAATAGACTGACCAGCAGTTGATCCTGCTAAACTAATTGGTCCACTTGCATTTAATGGCATTTCTAAATCCTCCTTTTATTATATTTATAAAGAAAGATTATCATTACTTATTGTGCAACTTAGAATAGTCGTTTCTAAGCTCGATGAATTGCCCGATCCAGTCGTCGCGCTTCTCAATGAATAACAAAGGTGCTTCATCGTCTACTGACATAATAACTACTAAACGACTAACTGGAATCTTAGTTAGTTCTTCAAACATGACGGCATAAGCAGAAGTCTGCATGAAGTACCCGTGAATATCGTCTCGTGACTTTATTCTTCTAGAAGTCTTAAAGTCTATGACAGATACTCGTCCGTCGAACTCGGCAATACAGTCGACAGTACCAGCTACCTGAAGATAATCTGAGAAGAGTTGAGTCTCTAGACAGTGGATATTGTTGATGCGATTCAGCAGAGGTTTGATACTATCAAATGTTTCTACGTCAAATAATCCAGGCTTGACTTCTTTGTTGAGTAGATAATTTTCGCAGAGCGAGTGTATAGTAGTTCCTCTTCTTGCTGCTCGTGCTGAGACTCTATTTGCTTCCTCTTCTCCGACTCGTGCACGCCATTCTCTAATTGCTTCTTTTCCGAGTAGTCCAACAACGCTTGTGACTGACGGATACGACTTACCTGAAGGTGTCTGATATTTTCTACCTTCAGGCGAATCGACTCGTACAAGTTTTGGAATATCATGTTGAATGTGGTTGAACATAGTCTTCATACTTTAGTTTACATCTCTCTCCATGATATTTTTTATAATTTCCATTATCTATAGTTTTATGGCAGTATTCACATTCTTTTTTTGGCTTAGGTTTACCTTTATTTGGATGTATATAATTTGGATCTTTTAAAGTTCGCATCAATGATGTATAATGGTTTTTGCGGTGTTCATCTGAATGAGCTCTACCAGTTAAAGCTTTACTAACTGCATCTTTTTGGTGTTCACTTTGTTTTTTACCATACATTCCACAACGCTTTTGAACATGAAGATCTTTTACTATTCTACGTATACTTTCAGATCTGTTTAACGCAGCATCAGAAATTTTTTTACAAACTTCATCATAAAGCTGATGACCAGGTTTAAGAACAATAGCTCCACCTTGTCCACCGTATGCAATATTATAATATTCATCACCCTTTACAACTTCTTCATTTATCAATTCTATTTCTTTTTGATTCATTTCTTCTTCGTTGTCAAATATGAATAGTATTTCTTTTATGAAATTCTCTCTTCCATACTTTTTAATAGCGTTTGATAAAATCAACCCAGACCCCAAATATCCATCATTTAGATCTTCTGTTATATGTTTTCCAATATATTTTTTATTGTTTAATAAACATATTGTTTTATATATTGTGTAGTATTTCATGTTAACTCCTAAGTTAGGTTTATTATTTATACATAAAACCTAACTTAGGAAAATAATTTTATTTAATTTGTTTGATCATAAATATCATCGTATTTCATCGTCGCCATAATCCAATCTTTAACTAAACTAGATCTTACAATATCGTCTGTAGTAAACTCTATACGAGTATGTGAATTCATAAGTTTTCCAATGTCTAAGAACTTGCTTAACCCAGAAATATCATTCTTCTTCTTGTTCAAGTCTGTTTGACGATAGTCACCACACCAAATGATCTTTGAACGATGACCAACACGAGTCATGACAGTATTAATTTCTTCCCAAGTCATATTTTGGCATTCATCGACGATAATGATTGCATCGTCGAACGACATACCACGAATGAACGAAGTTGATATGAAAGAAATATAACCTTGTTCTTCTAGGCGATCCCAAGCATCTTTACGATCAAAGAGTGTTTCACATATCTGCCGATATGGTTGTTGGTAGATCTCCATCTTTTCGGACACATCACCAGGTAGATGTCCGATTTCACGTGACTGAACTGCTGACCTAACTATGATAATTTTCTTGAAAGGATTTGACTTATCTAGTACTTCTTCTAGTGCTTTGTATAGAGCACAGAATGTTTTTCCTGTTCCAGCTACTCCGTGTAGAGCTACAAAATAATCTTGGCGTTTATAAGCTTCAAAAAATAATTTTTGATTCTCAGTCAATGGTTCAAATGTTTTTAAATCATCGATCCTTATTTTTAGCGAGTTGTTCACTGCAACTCTTGGTAACTTATCAAGTGACTCATCATTTACGCTCTTTAACGCTAGTTTTCTTGCACTTGCCAAGTGGATTCCTCCCGTTAGTTATTAAAAAGCGTTCATCTTCTTAAGGTCGCTACCCGGTGTCCTTTCGTGAATTTTTTGCAAGACCTCTTTGAAGCCTGAATCGCGCTTGCGAACGCCAACGCGAACAGGATCAACAACCATAGGAGCGGAAGTGATCACTGATT